TGTCCAGCTAAAGTGTCTGCCTTACTATCTGTCTTTCTAGCATTTATTACATCTTTTTGGATGCTTTCTTGCTCTTCTAATAGCTTGTTACTTTCTTTTATTGAACTATTAAACTTATCATAAGCAGGTGTTAATGCACCTACGGCAGTAGCTATAGCTTTAAAACCAGACCAAGCTATGCCTATTATCGCAGCCACAGGTAGAAGCTTAGTAAAGGCACCGAACGCCGCTTTCCCTGCAGCAGCTACACTACCCAAACCTACAGCTAGTTTAGAAGTTAAAGTACCACTAGCTAAAACAGAAGTCATATTTGCTCTAAAAGCTGCAAAAGAGGTAGCTGATAAGCCTGCTTGTAGTCCCATAGCTAACTCTTGGCCCATACGTACTGTAGTAGCCCTAAACCTTGCTGCAAATGCTTGTACGTGTACTACGCCTCTTTGAAACCCAGTTTTAGTACCTTCAGCAATAGCCCTAGTAGTGGCAGCTTTAAAAGTCTCTGCATTTTTTAGTATAGCTTGAGCTTGATCTGTGCTTATTTGGTTGCCTCTAAGGTTTACAGTTTTTGCACCCTGTTCTATTGCTTCCTTAGTTTGTTTTCTAAGCTGCACTATATAGGGCTTCATAGTAGTATTCATAGCTTTAGCTAAATCAGCATCATTAGCCCCGCCGGTAATAGCTTTACTTATTGCAGACCTGTTAGTTTTAGATACTTTCTTTATTAAGGAAGGATCATCTGTAAGTGCTTGACGTACTCCTGCTCCTCCTGCATTTCTTGTTTGATAAGCATCACTGCCTTTTAAGCTGTTTTTTAGTTCTAAACCTTTCTTTTTTAAAGCATCTAATCTTGCGGTAGATTCAGTTATCCCTACCGCGAGTTTACTAGTAAATGTATTACCTAATTCTGAAACGGCAGGTATAGCCAATTTAATAAGAGCAGTAGAAATACCTATAATAGCAGCAACTATTAATGATGAATTGTTTGCTAGAAGGCTTACTATACCTGTAACTGGGCCTGATAAAAACTCTAGTATCTTTTGCCCTATATCTAGGAACTCAGCAGATAGCTTTTGATACGGTTTAGCAGTTACCTCAATATTAGCAAATTTGTCTTCACCTTGCTTTAATGCTTGGTTAAGAATAGCCTGTGATTTTTCGAAGGTAGACAAGTCTTTAGCAGACTTACCAACACTTTCAGCATATGCTTCTGTTGCAGTTGTTAACCTTATTATAATACCAAACTCATCAACTAATTCAGGCTCACCCTTTACAACAGCCTGCACTAGTCTATTGATAGCGTCAGGTACACTGCGCCCTAAAACAGTAGCAGCCTTAGTACCTATAGTAGCTAATCTTTCTAGCCCACCTTGGCCTATACCTGCTGAGGAAGCTAAGTTAGCTGTACGCATAGAGTCGGCAAAAGTTAATGCACCTTCTGAAATATCTTTTAAACTTCTGGCTATGCCAGCGTAGTTAATCCCTGTAGTAGCTGCTAGACTTCTAGCAGACTTTTCCATTGAGCTTAAGTCCGCACTAACTTTTAGTATATTAAAGGCAGCAGAAAGCGCAAAGACATGAGCCGCTATAGTAGCATATGCGCGTACTACGCCCCCCATCCCCTGCGCTTGCTTAGAGAAGTTTTTAGTACTGTTAGCCATGCCAACAGTACCTTTATTAGTGCGGTCTATTGCACCACTAGTTTCGTTAGCTTTTTTCTTTACATTATCTAACCCACCTGCTAGCTTTAGTACGCCATCAGCTTTTACTTCAACCCTTAGGGTTTTTATTACTGTGTCTTTACCCGCCATTTTTCACCTTTGCCTTCTTATTGCTTTTACTAGCATAATAAGATATATTATCTTCATCTATAATTATAATATACTCTAAGTATATTAGTTGTAAATCTTTCGGGACTTCATATAAATTAAATAGATAATCTAATAAGGATAAATCCTTGCCCGTATAGACACCAGAGAAGCTATCCATTGTTGATTTTAAAAGCCTGTATACTTGAAGAACCCGCAGAAGGTCAAAGGTTAACTCTGTCTCGTCTACGGGCATTTCTTCTTCTATAGGTGTAGAGCCTGTTATTTCACACGACTCTATGTATCTTTCTTTCGTCAACCCTTCTCTAGAAGCTGCTACAAATCTCTTTAGTAAAGATATGTCTAGTTCTATACGGTCTTGTTGAAAAGTGATACGTCGTTAATAACAGCCATAATCCAAGCATCAAAATTAGCAGAGTTTTGCACTAAAGTTAGAGCAGAATCATCTGTGTACTCTAGCTCAGCCTCAGTGTCTGGGACTCCAGTTAAGTCAGTAGGCATAAGTTCATTTAAGTACTTAAGCTTTAAACCTGTCCAACCTTTAATAGCAGAACCAACATATAGTTTATAGAATAAATCCTCATCAATAGTTTCTTCAGGTTGACGAGTTGACTTATTAAAGCCTATAGTAGTAGCTTTCTTTCTTAATGTTTGTATTAAATCTCGTGACATATACTGTACAGAGATTGTAAACCCTTTTAAATCTGGGTCTGGGTAATCAACAGAAATTGTTGATGTTGCGCTTAATAGTGATTTTAAATCCATAAAATAATTCCATTATATATAAAGACCCTACCTCTACATATATTATATAACTAAAATAAGCTAGCTGGGTGAGTAGGGCACCCAGCAATACATGTCAACACATACTTTCGCTCAAAAAACATACTATACTACTAAACTGTAGCGTAGTACCTAACTAATAGCTCATCTGTAGTATCAATATCTTGACCTAAAGCTGAGAATGCGATGTCTAAACCTAATACATCATCTGTTGCAACTGCTGGAATTACTAAGTGCGCATGTTTCATTTCAAACTCTACACGCGGAGTAGCATTACCACCAATTTTTAATAACATTTCAAACTCTTGTGTTACTGTAGTTGTGTCTGATACTAAATCAGATAGTAAACCACCGGAGTTGCTAGTACCTGTATTTAAGTAACAAGTAACATTACCAGAAACACTTCTAGCACCAGTAAATGACCCGATTGGGTTATTAACAACACCTAACTCTTCTGGAGTTAAGAATGTTACACCATTATCAATAGATAATGAGCCACCAGTGATAGCAATGTTATAAGGTTTAAGAGAACCTTGTCCTGTTGTTGCACTACCTATAGTAACGTAGTTAGAGTCCATAGTAGCTAGCAAGGCATTAATAGCCCCGTCTGCAACAAGCATTACAGATGTGGAAGAAGAACTAGCGGAAGTAATAACTAAATCACCGTCACTAATTTCTGCATAAGCACCGTCTAGTTGCTCGTTGATTTCATTTACGATATCTGCTACCGTATCGCCTACTATAGTAGCAGGATCAATAGATACTATTTGTGTAGCTCCACCATCAACAGTAATATCAGCAGTATATACTGTTGCATCTATCAAACCGTGTAAGGCTGTAGCATCTAGAAGTGTAGCGTAATCTACAGTCCAGTAAGCTGATGTAGTAGCTGTAGCTTTAGCTATGCTCATAACAGATAGTTTATTAGTAATAAACTCTGCATTTGCAGCAATAGCTAGGAACTGACCTGCTTGTGGGAAGTTTGCTGTAACTGTTTGTTCTGTTATCTTTAAGCCTTGACCAGCCCAAGCAACAGAACCAATACCTTCGATAGAGAAATCAATTTCTGCTGTGTTAAGGATAACATCCTCAACATGCATAGTTGTGTTTTCTAGTACGAAGAAGAACTGTAACGCTAATAGTTGATGCACGTTTGAATTTTCAAAGTCAGCCTCAAAGTATGTAGCACCCGATTTAGTGTTAGTTCCTACAGGCCCTGCGCCAACTAGAGCTTCCCATAGTACTGATTCAACAGCTTTATGTGTAGTGTCTAAGTAAGGTCTTAGGTATGTACTTACTGATACTTCGGCGGGGTTTAGTGCAGTGTTAAAGATTCTTTTACCACGAGTTGGTGCAATACCAGCCTCTGATAGAGTTACTTCCTGCGTTGCAGCGTCTTGTGAAAAAGAATATCCATCTAATACTGGTATTTCAAAGGTATTAGATGAGGTAAACCCTGTTTTCACAGTTGAAACGTATAGCTTCGTGCTGCGGGATAAATTTAAAGCCATTTTTTGCTCTCCAAAATATTGTTCTAGTATCAGTAGTTATCCGACTATTATCTTTATACTCTGATACTTATTTAACTTGGTACTGAGCTACCAAGTCTACTTCTGCAACCCCGTAAGGAGCTAACAATCCTTCATCTGTGGTAATAGATACTATCCTTAGATCTTCTATCTTATCTGAAGTGTCTGTGTTGAAAACTAAATGATAGTTAGCATCTACTACCTTTTCTATATCTTCTAAAATTACCTCTAATTCATCTAGAGGGTTATCATCTGAGTTTACATATATTTTTACAGAAATAGATAAGTAGCCCCACTTAAAGCTAGCAGGCAGGTACTCTCTTTGTTCCGCTCCTGGAACTACACACAAGTGTGGGTAGTCATTTACTTCATCCCAAAAGAGAAGTTTTCCAGTTACATTATCATATACATTTGCTGTATAAATACCTTGCCCATTTATTTCTTTAAATAGCTCTACTAGTTTTTCTGTTATTTTTGATCTGGCTGACACTATCTAGCCCTCCTAGTGAATATTCTGGACTTACCTATATTATTGGCTGCCATTTCTGCCCTTAAAAGGTCTCTTATAGCATTGCCAGCTATCCTGTTAGGGTCCCGACCTCTAGAGCTCCACCTATTTGGTTCTCCAGCAGGGTCAAATACGTCATAAGGCTCTGCTTGGTAGTTATAGTATGCCGTTATGCTGCTAGCGGATAAGGTAACTGCAGTAACTAGTACTGACTCTGAGAACCTACCTGTCTGATTTCTTAGATACCTTTTATTGGAAGGCGCTCCACTGGCATGCATCCTACCTCTTACAGCTTCAGAAATATTGTCATTAAGCGCGCCTAATATACTATCTAAGCTACTCTGTGACCTTTGGAAGCCTTTAGAATCTACTACGTGGTTTTTGATGCCTACAGTAGTACTAACTGTTTTAGTGTTAGCATTATACTTACTATTAATTGCCTTTACTTTCTTAGATGTAGCTGTAGGCCTTTTCTCGCTCATGTAGTTTAGCATCTTACTTAGTTCTATTTGCAGTCTATTTACTGGGACAGAACTTGGGCCACTTAGTTGATCTTCTGCTGCTTTCTCTAACCTATTGAAAATATTTCTAGTCCGTGTAACATTATCCTTGGGTACAATTAGTGTAATGTTAGTGGTGAACTTGCTTACTTGTTTGGCTAGACTAAGGGTGAACCCTGACTTGATGCCGTATCTAGAGTTTAAAGTTATTAGTTGGTTATTGGACTTGTTAGATACTTTTAAAACTGGAGGATCTGGTAGGTCTTTACTTTCAGAGTTCACAGCCTCGTTTGATCTTCCCGCTGCAGCTCTTAGGGTGTTATTTAATCGCACCTTCATAGAAGTGTAGTCATCTGTTATAATGGCTATCTGGTCCCCTTTAAGGTAGTACAGGTGTTGAGTGCCTCCTAGCCCTGCTAAGTCCTGCTCATTCAGTCGCTGTATAGAAGGTACTCTGGTTCCTTTTGATCCACCTACGTTAGCTAAGGCTGAGCCTTGTAACTTTTCGAATACTTTACTTCCCATCTCAGCACCTAAGTTGTTCCTTAGCTCTGTTTTAGATAGAGAAACTATATGTATAGACCGAGCATGTTCTTTATCAGTACGCCCTATTATTCGTTCTAAGGTGCCTCCTAGCCTATTGGCTATCTTTCGAAGGTCTCCAGTTGTAGTACTCATTTAGTATATAATTCTATATAAGTCCATCACTCGTTTGATATGAGGTGGAAGACTCTTAGTTACAAACTGAGTTATTTCCCCCGCTCGTCCCATAGACTTCTCAGGAGTATAATCTTCATTTTTGTAATAGTCTACTAAGTCTAAGCAGGCTATTTTTAAATCATCTGGGGCTACTTCAAAGCCTCCAGCATACTCTACCTTTAAACTATGGTGTTTAATACGGGTGCCTGGGGTAAACTTTGATCCTGTTGCAGTAGTTAAGTAGCCGTCCTCTATGTCTACAAAGTAATCTGTGTTCTCTACTAGTAGGGTGTTAGTTACGCCCCCGTCGGTAGATACATTAACAGCTACTACGTTTACTACAGGGAATTCGTCTAGGTATACAGTACTGTTGGCTGTGCCATCGAAATACTGGGTTAGATTATTGCCTGTGAAATGGTCTACAAATTTTCGGTTGCAGTAGTGTTTTACTAGAGCGTTAACAGCATCTGTAATGTAACGAATCTGATCGTCTTTGTCTGGATTACTTATACTTTTGTACGTTTTATACTCTGCTACAGTTACTAATTCTGCCATCATTTCCCTCCTTTAGTACAAAAAGGGGGCTTTCGCCCCCAATTTCTTCTTACTTAGCTTACGCTACGTAGTTTAGAACTGATGAACCAACACCGCCGATAATAGGGATGAAGCCCATACGTCTAGAAGCTACTAGTACCGATCTTTGATATTCTACGTTTTTATCGCGTTCGATCATAAGGCCTCTTAACTCGCCTCTAATGAAGTTTGATGTATTAACGGCAACTGCTGCTGCATTACCAATAACTACTGCGTCAAACTCACCAGATACAATAACTGGAGAACCGTTAACAGAACCAACTTGGCCAGTTAATAGTGTAGCATTCTGCAAACCAACCAGGTCTACTGTTCTGAAGTCTGGGTCATCTAGTAAGTCATAGTAAGCTTCTTGGCTAACGATGTACTTAACATCTACAGGGTTTAGACCTCGAACACCAAGACCACGACGTACTGTCTGTAAAATAGCAGCTGTAGTCTTAGCACCACCACCGATGCTCAAAGTAGTAATTGCTGCACCAGCTGCTGCTGTTGCAAGTGTTGTAATACCAGAGATAGGAGCTGATGCACCCGCACCTGTGCCACGTAAGAGAGCCATATCAGATGATTTAGCCATTCTACGAACTACTGCATCACGGATGATTGGTAGTAAAGGGACAATTGAGTCTTCAATTTCCTCGTAACCGATGTACTCTTTAGCAGCTAATTTATAGGCTGTTAATGTAGTATCTGTGATGTCGTGCTCTACTGCTGTACCTGTAGATGCAGCTGTGTCATTGTAAGCAGCAGCGCCAATCCACTCGCCGTAGCCAGCTTCAGGGTTAATAGGTAAATGCATTTTAACAGTTGTCATGTTAATACTGCGGAACAAAGGCTCAATAACTAACTGTTCACGGATATCCGCTAATACGTTAGTTGAGAACTGTTGTTCCCAATCTTGTGTTAGTGCAGAGTGATGGTCTGTGGGTGCTTTTTCTAGGATACTGCCCGCGAACCTAGTACTATATGCTGATTTACCTAAGATTTTACCTAGTAGTACTGCGCTATCAACATCAGCTTTTGCAATGTTAATAGCATTTTTTTCTTCGTAGTGCATTTTGCTCTTGTTCATTGCTACGATTTCTTCTTGCTTTTCGTTAAGCTCTCCACGTAAACCCTCAAGGCTTTCACTTAGAGTTTTTTCGTTATCTTCAAAACGTTTTGTTAGATCAGCAATTAGTTTTTCTGTACCTGAAGTACCAACCTCAATTGCTGCTGCTTTTTCTGTAGCTGCTTTTTCTACTGCTGCTTTTTCAGTAGCTGCTTTTTCTGTAGCTGCTTTTTCTTCTGCAGCTTTAGCTGTAGCAGCTGCAATGCCTTTTGCGATTGCTTCTTGAATTTGTTCTGGTGTCATTTGTATCTCCAATGTTTTCGTGGCTTTAGCGTTTTCTGATTCTGGTACATTTGTAGCTTTGTCAGCTTCAGCTTCCGTCTGTTTATTTATATTAGCTTGCTTATTTTCTGAAACAAACTCTTGTTTGAAATCTTTGTAGTCTTCTACAGACTCAAACTGTTTAGATACACTAAAAGTACTATGTTGGTTTGCAGGTACGCTTACCACAGAGACTTCCAATAGTTCCAAATCTTTAATCACGAAAATATCTGTTGTACTATCGTAATCAGCATCCTTAACAATAAAGCCTACACTAAAGCTCTTTAAGATGCCTTCTTTAATCATTTGATAAACATTACCTGCAGCCTTACTTATCTCCGCTGTAATGAATAAACCTTTAGAACTTACTGAGTGGCTTACCATTTGTCCAATAGGGTTATCATGTTTATGATAGCCTAAAATGATAGGATTGTTTAAGTAATCTGAAAGCCCACCTTTTTTCCAAGCTTCTTCTAGGATTACGTCGCCAGCTCTATCCTTATCGGTAGTATTGGCCCAGCCAGAAATTAATAAACTACCGTCATCATCTGCTTTCTCTGTGATAGCAAAATTAGACGTTAGCTTTAACAACTTTGTCATATTTTATCCTCTGTTATGTGACTTTTTTTATTATGCATCTGGACTCTGAGCAGGCTTTCCGCCTAAATCAGGATCAACAGCACTACCTGCTACATTAGCTGGAAGTACAAGTTCGTCTGCAAAATCTTGGTCACTTCTTTCTAGTCTTAGTTTTTCTCTTGCTTCATTTCGAGTAATGATGCCTGCGTTAACTAATGATGTGTAATACGCTGATTCATCTCGTAAATCGGGTCTTAGGGCTAGAATGTTTTGGTAAACCGGCTTAAGATCGTAACCAAAGAAAGTTTCCAGCGCCTGTGTAAGCTTTAATACTAAAGGTATTACAGTTGCTGTATAAAACAGTTTTTGGTTGGGGGATATGTTAGCGTTATTACCTGCGTCTAAAAGAATTGGTGGGACACCTATCGCTTTTAAAATCTTTCTTTCTTGTGCACTTATAGAGTCTGCAAAATCCAACTCTTGGAAGTCGCTAGTGCCTAAATATTCTATTTCAAATTCACCATCTAGGATGATTGGTCTACGCCCCCCATCCTTAGGGTTATATAATCTTGACCAGTCTGCTCGTACTCTATCTTTTATTTTTTTAGATAGTATATTAGGTGTTTTTAATACTAACCCTGGCACTGTGCCATTCTTAAAGAACGACTCTTGGAAGTTGTTCATATTCTGTAGTATTCTTAAACTACCAGAAGCTGATACAAGTCTAGAAGTTCCTCTATAGATAGAACTTGCACTGTTATCTCTTACATGAATGATCTCTTTTGTTGAAAAATCAGTAGCTCCGTACTTGTACATTTTTATGAAGCTTTTCTTGTCTGTAATTATTTCCATCTTGTTAGCGGGTATATTATACAGATGAGCCCCATCCCAGTAGATAAAGGCATCGCCTTCAAGTATTAAGTCTAAGTATATGTTTCTTTTGAACAAATCCGCGTTTATATGTGGGTTTGGTCTAAAGTTTATAAGCTTTTCAACCTTCTTTGGTCTTACAGAGGTTTCTACCGTAGATATACCACTGATCTTACCCTCGTTTAAGTCCATTGTAATCTCAGCGGCAGAATCTACTAGTAAGTTTACACCTCGATTAACTACCTCGATATAGTTATAAGCTGTTTGGTACGTTATAGGTGTTGCTGTAGACTGGACAGAATAGCCTTCGTCCATTGCCATCTCTTCTTGGGCGGGGTTTAGTTTCTCTATTAGGTTATTAATCCACCCCATAGTATCTGTTCCTTTGTTTTAGCACCCAACGCTGTTGCTTGGCTGCTGTAATTAGGGCAGGGGCTTTACCATATACTTTGTGTAAGCCTTTGCCTTTCTTAGCTTCACCGTTACCTGTGTGATGAAATGCACATAGTGTTACGGTATGTTCTGGAGAGACTAGTAATTCCTTAAACTCCTCAATAAAAATATCTCTAACTCTTTCTATCTCTTCAACGGTTGAAATACTGTGTCCAGTTTGTTTCAGCCATTTATCAAACAGCAAGGTTAGGGTATTATAGTGGTGTAGCTCTAAGTCTTCTGAGGTTCCACATATATAGCACTCATCAGCTTTTATATATTGTGATTTTACCTTGTCGCGCACATACTTGATAGGAAAACGCTTTAAAGAGGTCATACAGCTTGCTCTCTTTCGAGGTAAGAAGTATCTTCAAATTTGTTACTTTTACTTAAGTTATCCTCTGCAAATAGTAGCTGTAGATTGTCTTCGCAATGAAGCCCACATACGTTTTTACCTTGTAAAGGCACTATATGGTCTACATGTACTTTACGGCCAGTGCGTGTTGCTTCTATCATTTATTACCTCCCACAAGGTATGTAGTAAAAGGCTACTAACTGATGTGGGTCAGGTTTCGCCTAAAAATCTTCACTCTTTTAAACCATTATACTAAAAACTTCTGAGGATGTCAACATAAAATTTACTTTTTCACTCAGCATACTGGCTACCAACCTACTTTGGACCCACCTGCAAAAAGCTTATAACAGCGTACCACACCACAGAAGCTAAAATACCTAGAGCCCCTATTATGGTGGCTCCTGCTAGTTTTTCCCTCATGTGTCTCCAGAAATCAATTGAACCTTGTCTTTCTTCTAGTAGTATTTCCTGCTTAGCTGCTACATCTCTTAGTGTGTTCATAAGCTCTATATTCTGCACATTAGTTAGCCTTTCATATCCAGTACTATCTCTAATGCTATTTTCTAGGCTTACTAGTATTTCTCTGTGTTCCGACACTTCAACCTCTAAGTTATGAACCGATACATTAATACTACTGTGTCCTTCTATTAAGCAGTTTATTTTTTCTTCGAGGTTTTCGCTTTCCATACTCATTATTTTAATCCTAAAAAATTTAGATAAGGTTAGTACCTTTTGCTTAATATAAAACCCTATAGTACTATTATTAGTGGCTCTAGCTAATATAACACCTGAACCAACTTTAGAATATTTATATTATTTACTTTAAACCTATGAACTTTTTGAGTGTCAATAGTTGTTTAAATTTATCACCTATTGTACCTATGATTGGTGATTTAGTTATATCGGTGTTAAGTAATGTATCTGCATTTTCTTGCCCAGTGCTAGTATTAATCACTAGCATCTTGCCTGTCTCAGTCAAATAATGTTTAATATCTTTCTTTATAAGTAATGCGTGTAGTAATCTCTGAATCGGGAATAATTTAACTTCTTTCTATAGTTCTTTAAAGTTCATAATACGTTCCTATTCTGGGCCTGTTATCTCACGATCAAATGCATTAGTTCCTACAGTCCCACCTACATACAGTGTCTGAACATCTGTAATTGTTGTGACATAGAAGTCTACACCATCATCTATTGCTATATGATCTGCTGTGCCTTCGGCATCTATAGAGATCCCTGATTGTGCAGAAACGGTAGCCTTTCCTCCGCTAACGTCACCATCAGCAATAGTAAAGTCTGCGTCACTTATAGTGCCTACGGCTAGGGCTTTTGTAGTAATGTCTCCGATAGAGGTAGGCTGTCCTGCACATATTGTAAAATTAGTGCAGGCTTTAAATGTATCTAAGCCCCCCTTCTATCATCCCGTTTGATGCAAATTTACCCATTATGTTTACCTTTATGGGTAAATTTAGTTAGTAGAAGATTATAGTCTTCGGTTGTTTTAGGCAAATAGCCTATCTACAGTATAGTGATACTCTACTATACTGATATTTTTGAATAAGAACCGGGAATGTCTTCAACTACATAATCAGCTTGTAAATTGATTTCTCTTGCGATTGCTAATTCACCTTCTGAGGCTTGGTCTCTATCCCACGTTGCTAATTTTTTCTTCATTATGTGGTGGTATAGTGGAGGAACCAGTGCTACTGTAAACTCTGTGAAATATCCCCAACCACCATCAGGTGAACCCACTTTATCTAGTTCCCAGAAATGTGTTTCCCCTCTATCATGGTGGTCGCCTTGGCGTCCAATTTCTATAAAGAACCACGCAGAGAAAAGGTTGCTAGCATCCCATGAATGTCTGTAATCAATAGGTTGACCTTTTTCACGAATTAAACCATAATGTTCCATGTAGTTTAAAGCTTCTAGCTCAAAGTTTGCAACTGTCCAAACTAGGAACATACATGCTATACCTAATAAACCGCCAGCCCAAGCAAATAAAACTAGTGTTGGTAGGCTCATTAAGTAACCTCTAATCCAGCGATTATCAAACGAGATAAACGATTTTCTTAGTTTAGTTAAACGTTTTTTCTCCATACTAAACAAGAACTTTGATTGTCCCATGTGAGATAGCCAAAAATGTTTATAGATTGATCGTCCTCTTGGTGCTGTTGCTGGGTCATCTGAATGCCCTAACTCTAAGTGATGGTTGTAAACATGAGCGTAGCAAAAATGAGCTGCACCACTAAGTCCCATCATAAGTCTTGATATTATAAAGCTAAAGCCTTTTGTATGTGCCAGCTCATGCCCGTAAATAATACCGATACCTGCAAAGATACCTGTAGATAGTGTAGCGCCAATTAACTCTACGCCAGTAATTCCCATTTGATAAGCTATACCCATGAACATAGCTGGGTCAATAGGAACGCCACCAACATACTGAGATACTCTCCATACTAGAGCAAGCTGTAGAAAGGCAAATATAGGCAACATTATATACATTACTGCATTTTGAAGCCAGGCGAGCCCGTTAGTCTCCCCATTATTATCAAACCCCGCACCTGTTGTGCGTAAAGACATACTTAAAGTATCTAGTAAAATACCTACACCAAACAGTGCCACACCTGCCCACACGTATGGGCCGCCTATTAACACACCGATCATACTGGCTACTATAAGTATTGGTGCCATAAAATACCGCATGTTAATAAGAACTTTTTTCATAAAATCTTTCATAATCTTTTTTACTCTCCATTAGTTGTTAATACAAACTATAGGATGGTATAGATAAGGTTATCCATAGTTTAATGTTGCTCTGTCATCCCACACGCTAATAAATCCATCACTGCCATTAGCAAAATCTTCAGATATGTCACCGTTTGAGCTTAGGTCTATAGTAGTTCTAGATATGCGCCAAACCGCTGCGGAAGTTAAGGCTCCTGGGGCTGCTGTACCCTTATAGATGAGAGTATCAGTAACAAAGTCTGTTCTTTTCTTGTACATAATTTCTGCCTCATCTACATCTACATTCGGAGGGTTATTGTTTATTTCTATATAGTTCCGAGTTGTTTTCACGTCTACATATGTGAACTGCTCTACTACATCTATATAGTTAATTACTTTCTTTATATCTAAGACAGTCGCTGCTTGTTGTACTATGTCTATATAGTTATTAACTTGGGTTACAGTTACGTCAGTATTATTTTCGATAAACTCTAAATAGTTAATTACTGGCTTAATGTCCACATAGTTTTTAGTTTCAGACAATTCAATAAAGTTCCGTTTCATCTGAGCAATTACTTCATTTATTGAAGTCTGAATGTCTATATAATTTTTAGTTTCATTGACTTCAATCGGCATCTTAAGTTCCTTGAACCCTTGATATAGTGCCTGTTAGTTCTTTTTCAGGCTCCTCTCCTAGAGGGGTTAAGTAAAGGTTATATATAACTCTATCCCAAGTGTACGCTGCTATAGTTGCAGCAGTCACTGTAATAGTAATATTATTTTCAGCTGTACCTAAGGTAATACTTCCATTTTCTGTGGTGAGGTCTACTTCTACAGTAGAGCTACTTAGCCCTTTCTTCGCAGATAGTCTAGCTGTGTACCCTGATAAATTTAAGGCTAGTTTGTTCTCATCTCGCTTAGTAATTACTAGTGTAAAGCCAGCACCCTCTTCAAAAACTAAGTCCAAAGAGCCTGCCTTTGGCGAAATAGTTTTTGCCATTATGCATTCCTCTCAAAGTGATTACCATCTGGTCTAGAGAAGTCCCCACCCCAGCGGTTCTTATAGTGCAAACCTTTCCAAAACTCACCAAGTTCTTGATATGCTTTAGAGTCGGCTCTATACTTATTGTTTATGAACAGGTTTAAATCAATAGCTAGTCTGCTAGTATGTAGGCTCCTTGCTATGCCTATCCCTTTTTTAGCGTTTAACTCAGCCTGTTCTGGTGTTCTATAAAGCTCTGATCCTGTCAACTTATAATCTTTATCAGGTCTGTGCTCTGCATAGTATATAAGTGCTGCTACGTCCTTAAGGAATTCCCACTGTTCGTTAGATAAACTCATTTCCCGCTACCTCTATTACTAAAGGACTTGCTAAGGCAGTTACTCCCAGTACTTGGGTATATTCTCTTACGTTGCCATTAGCTGCTTCATTCATGCTTACTATTGCCATTTTATTTAGTTCCTTGCTGTGTTATGAAAGTATAAAACCTAAAATTTTCTAGAGAATCCTACCTATTTTAGTCTATTATACTAAAAAAACTTATGGGTGTCAATATTTTATTTAGTTTTTCGCTACCTGCAAGCATAAAAAAGCCCACAATTACGTGGGCCTATTATTAGTACTCATCTTCTCCCAAACTTACCTGTGGGTAATCCCTTGAACAGTTTAGGTGCAGATACCCGTCTTTCTTGGGTATCGTCCGCACACTGGCACTGAGGGCAAATGATTTGCTCAGTTACACTTCTTACTAGTACTTCGTAAACGTGGTCACATCGCTTACATCTGTAGTCGAATATTGGCATTATTCTTCCTCCCATTCTCTTCCATCATGTATAGACAAATACCAAAGGTACAAGCCTATAATACTTATAGGAGTTATAAATCCTAGTATAAAACACATAGTTATGCCTCCCATTTATTACTTTTGCTTAGGTTCTCAGCAGCGGTTATTACTTGAATATTATCTGCACAATGCAGCCCTGAAACAAGTTTACCTTGCAAGGGCACTATATGGTCTACATGCCATTTAACGCCTGTAAGCTCTTCTCTATGCTTAGCTAGAGAATATGCTTCTGATAATACTAGTTCGTCTAGTTCTCCGAACCAGGAGGGGATAGCATTAAGCTTTGCTGCTCTTCTTTTTGCGGTATATCCAGCTACCTTGTCCTTATTAGTAATCTTCCAAATCTTACTTAACTTTTGTTTTCTATCCTTGTTAGCCTCGTACCATACTTTACTTACCTCTCCTACCCTCAGAAAGGTCAGTTTATATCTTTCCTTGCTTTTTATGGAGTACTCCTTCTTGTTGGCTTCATATCTTTTCTTGCTTTTTTCGGCTATGGCTGCGCTATTATCCTTATGGTACTTTTTATCGTACTTTACCTTGTTCTCCCTGTTAGCTATAGTTACTAACTTAATGCAGGACTTACACTTATTCTTTCTGCCATCCTGTAGCGCTCTGTCTCTGTGAAAGTCTTCTAGACTCTTATTTAAACCGCAGCCTTTACAAGCTTTTTCTTCTACTATTGTCATTTTAGTACCCTTTATTCTGTTAGATTCGGTGAATAGCTATACAGCATATACCTTATTGCGTCCGCCATGTGTGAATGCTCGTTATGTAGCGGCTTTTCTCTTTCGAGAGCGGTTTTGTCGTCCCACTGGTAATTATTAAGTGCTGATATGCAATGCACGCAGCTAGAGTCAACTTTAAGCCTACCATTATCTATTAGAGAGGCTACAAAGCCGATACCATCTAAAACTGATTTATTAGACTTGATAGTTGTTATTGAATACGTCATAGCTAAATCAGCACGAGTTTGTGCAGCTGCGGAGTCAATATAGAATAGATCGATATCCCAACGGTCCATTAACACTTGTATCTTCTCAGCATGCGCTTGTGTTGACTTCTGTATTGCCATGTACTCTGCTACAATGAATACATTATACCCATCAGTTACGGCAACACAAACAGCGGTAGGGTCTTTGTAGCCTATATCAATACCGCCAATTATATCCTCAACGCCTATCTGAGAAATATCTAAGTTAGAAACCATAGTCTCTGTGTCGAACGCCCAAATCCTACCCTGCATTACTGAGAAATCAGCATAGTACTCTTGCAGGAACTCAGCTTCTGACATAGACTTACGAGCTGCCTCAATATCTCGTTCCGAGGCCCGAGGATTTTCACGCCAATCAGCATGTATAGTTACCCAATCTGGGAAATCGTCAAGGAAGCCTCGGTCGAAGACGTCTTTAAACCAGTTACGTCCACGAGGTGTCGATATGAATATACATTTACTATTTGGTTTATCTAGTGTAGGGCGTAGTTGTACATTAAATACATCTCCACCTTTATCTGCTAGAGCAGCTTCGTCATAGACTATTAGGTCATACGAACGCCCAACAACAGAGTCTGGTTGTGAAACGGATCCAACTCTAATAGTAGAGCCATTGCTAAGTTCAATAATCTTATCCTTGGCATTGGACTTGTCTAGTTCTATGCCAAAGCGTCTTAATAATGACTTCTGTAAGTCCCACGATATAGTACTAAGAGCATAGTTAGGTGCCATAATTAAAACATTACTTCCAGGAACTAAAGATACTAAGTTAGCTACAATGTTAGCTATAAAAGTTTTACCAACACGTCGCGATAGGCAAGCAGTTATAAAACGATACTTAGGATCGTTAATAGCGTTACTTAAAGCTATCTGAGGTTTATTAGGTTCTATTTCTAGTATATTAAGGTAGTTTTCTATAGGAAGCTTTAAAAACCTTTCTTCAACGGGTCTTTCTACGATATACTCCGATATAACGTCAGGGCGTGATATTGTTAACATTCCGCAGCCTCCTTATCTAATAAGCCGTAAGCTAAGACTAGGTATCTCTCTTTTTCGCTACCAATAAAGTTCTCAGACCAACAAGCAGGAAGCTCTGTCGATTCTTCTAATACGGCGACTATATCTTCTAGCCTATCCATTTCCGTTACTCATTACTATTGTTGTAAGCATAAGCAACACTATTATTACTACTATCATTTCTCACCCGCTACAATTCTCTGCAGTAAATTACCGTAGTTAGAATGCTCACCAATATTATTGTTTATCTGTACTGCTGTTTTAGGCCCATTATTATTAGCTTTCTTACCCATCATTTCTAGTTCCATTAGTTTAAGCTGTAGTTTCATCTCATCTAACCGCATCTTGTGCGCTGTAGCTAAAAGCTCGGATATGTCTTTAGAGGATACTAGTTCCGTCTCTTCCATTTCCGCCAGCTTTGCTTCTATAACCGAAGTCATTGCAGAGCTAATCTTAGACCTGTTCATATACCCTTGATCTAGGAAGGCATTGTCAACTAGAGTACGTACGCTTTTATTCTTCATTATTCTAGTAACGTCAGCTAAGTCCATACGCATTAGTTTGGCTGTTTCATTTATATCTAGCGTACTAAGATAGCACTTAGCAAATTCTAGATGCTCAGGTGATATATTAAACTCTTCGTCTAGAACTGTTGGTTCTGGAACTGTTGGTTCTTCTGGTACTAGTTCTTTATCCATTTGTAAATTTCCTATTTAAATTATTACTTACCTACTATTATACCGAACTAGCATTGAAATGTCAATATAAATTTTAACCACTCCTAATTTTTAAACTAGAAGATGTATGAGTATGCATGGTAGGATTTGATTTTTTAAGAGGATTGAAAATCTTTAGTAATCTTGGTAGGGTTTTTGGGGTGGGAGGAGATTTGGGAAATAAACTTCTTCGGAAATAAACTTAGACTTCGTTAGACTTCGTTAGACTTCGTTAGACTTCGGAAATAAGGGAATATTACGGCATTTTGCTTGTTATATTATTAGATTGACTTTTCTTGAAAAACCTTGGGTGGTTTACGTGAGGATGGGTAGCCTGCGATTCAGGATCTCGGGTCTGGTAACCCCCCCTATTGGCATGATTCTTGCATGTAATAAGCTGGCATGGTTTTTGACTTGGCATGATTTTCGTCTTGGCATGGTACTTGCTAGTAAAATCGGCTTGACTTTCGTTAAGCTTCCAGGTTGCCTGGTAAGGCGTTAAACCAAGCTAGAGCCATAACCCTATAGGTAGCAATAGATCGTGGCGTGGCTGGCATCGCAAATGTGCGCTGATTTTCTCATGCTAAAATATTTTATCTTTATAAATCAACGGGTTATAAAAATACCCTGTTATTTAATACAAAAAACTGTATACTTAACCCATGCCCAACAAGAAAAGGCATAAACAGGGAATTTTCCCGACAATATCAACTTTATATATAAAGGCTTATTATTATGACCACTTCAAAAACTGCAAACTACACACCAGCGCAAGAAAGCGCTATTGTATCGCGCCTTGCCCACGTAACAGATTACGCAGGTCAAAAGGTAGCGGTTGCGGATCTTTCGGTAGCCTTAGAAAAGAGCGCTAGATCTATTTCTGCTAAAATTAGCACTATGTCAAGATCTGATAAAGGCGTGTCATTTCATAAAAAACCTGCTAACGTAACAAAAGCAGGGGCAAAGGTACAAAGTAAAGCGGATCTTGTTGAGTTGATAGCAGATCGGATCGGTATCGCTAGCGATAAAATCGAATCGCTAGAAAAGGCAACAAAAAGCACGCTATCAATTGTACTAGCTAACCTATCCAGCCCAGAAGATCGGGAGGAATTAGCCCAGCTAATAAAAGGACAGTTAGGAGACCTCCCCGCTATGTTACAAGTTCAAGCTATATAATTTTAATAGGGCGCGGCTATCTTGTCGCGTCCACTTTCCTACTAAGGATCAAAAAATGGACATGGTAAAACAGTACGAAATAACAGCGGTGATCTTAACATGCGCTGGATTATACTTAATCAGCACAGAAATTTTAATCATAGGATGGTGGATCGCTTTACTTTCCAATCTGTTATGGATCGCGGTAGGCGTTAAAGTTAGGTTGTATGCGCTTGTTGCGTTAAATACTGTGCTAGCATTAATCGCGATTAATGCACTATTATCCTTATAAAAAGGCTTTAATTATGACTATTCTAGAAAATGCAACACCTGAAAAGATCGACAAAAAACCAGAAAAGATCGATAATAGACCTGTGGCGTCTGGGTCTTTTGTGGGTATGGAAGCAGATAAAAGACATTTAACAGATTTTGATCGTTACGTGTTTACATCTGCACAAAACAACACACATGTTCACACTGATTTTTTGAAGTCATTAGAGACATATTGTGAACACAACAAAGCACAACTTGTTATAGGTAAATTTACTTATAACAAAAACGGTTTTCAAAATGACACCAAAAGCGATCGCGGCTTACATTATGATAAACTGTTATCAGGCTATTTATCAGACAAGCAAGGCGACATCATACCC